CCACAAGAGTTGGCTAGTGCTAAGAACGAGATGGGCGAGGACAAGTACAAGCAAGAGTTTGAGTGTAGCTTTGATGCGCCAGTAGAAGGTGCTTACTATGGGTCACTACTACATGAAGCCGATAACGAGAACAGAGTTACTAAGATTCCTAAAGACGAACTGGCAAAGATTGTTTGTAGCTGGGATTTGGGTGTCAGCGACTCTACGTGTATTTGGGTAGCGCAAATTGTAGGTAAAGAGATACAGCTAATAGATTGCACAGAGAACCACGGTGTCGGATTAGATTACTATGTTAGCTGGTTACGTGACAATGGTTACGATAAAGGTCAGCAGATATTACCGCACGATGTAAGAGTCAGAGAGATGACCACAGGTCGCAGCAGGTTAGAAGTCTTAATGGAAGCTGGACTAGATGTTACTGTAGCACCAAGCCTATCTATAGCAGATGGCATTCAAGCAGTTAGACGTATGCTGCCTAGATGTTGGTTTGACATGGAACGAACTAAGAATGGTCTGGTAGCATTGCGTAACTATAGACGTGAGTTTAACGAGAAACAGAATGTGTTTTATGATAAGCCAGTTCACGACTGGTCATCACACTTTGCAGATAGCTTTCGTTACATGGCAATAGGATTAGTAGAAGTAGATACAACATGGTCTAAACCATTACAACAAAATAAGGCATGGGTCGTATAATGATGAATCAAGAAGAGTTAAAGGCACTATGTGCTGACGAAATCAATAACGCTATTGGCTACTTAGAGTCCGATACTGTTCAAGAACGTGCTGATGCCATGAACTACTACTTCCGTGACAAATACGGAACTGAGGTAGAAGGTCGCAGTCAAGTAGTTACCGGTGAGGTAGCTGAAGCCGTAGATGGTGCATTGCCACAACTGATCCGTGTATTCACATCATGCGAGGATGCAGTCCGCTTTGAGCCTACTAAAGATGGTGAAGAAGAACTTGCTGACCAGGCTAGTGACATGGCTAACTGGGTATTCTATAAAGACAACGATGGTTTCCTAATCCTACACAACTGGTTCAAAGATGCATTGCTACAGAAGGTCGGTGTAGTTAAAGCCTACTGGGAAGAAAAGAAAGACACCATCAAAGAGAAGTATAAAGGCTTAACCGATGACGAGTTAGCCATGATTATGCAGACTGGCGAGTGGGAAATCACCAAGCAAGTTACTGACATTGTTATTGGCATAGATGGTTTACCTTACAACACACACAACGTAACGATTGAGCGCATCCAAGATGACAGCCGTATCGCTATTGAGAACGTACCACCTGAAGAGTTTCTAATTAGCAAACGTGCTAAGACTATTGAAGACTCACCATTCACAGCTCACCGTAGAATGATTGCCCGTGGCGACTTGATTGCTATGGGTTACGAGAAGTCTATCGTTGATACTATCCCAGCCGGTGACCGTTTAGAGTATTCACCAGAGCGACTAGCACGTTTTGGTCGTGACGAGATGCCAGACTATGCACAGTCTACTGACCTATCAATGGAAGAGGTAGAGATATTTGAGTGCTACATCAAGGTAGACACAAACGATAATGGCTTGCTAGAGTTACGCAGGGTTATCATCGGTGGTGAGCAAATCCTATCTAACGAAGAGTGCGACTACGTGCCATTCCACTCTGTATGTCCAATTCCTATTCCACATAAATTCTTTGGTCAGTCACTAGCAGACAGGACAATGGACTTGCAACTAACCAAGTCTACTATCCTACGTCAGATGCTAGACAACTTGTACCTAACAAACAATGCACGAGTAACTGCCGTAGAAGGTCAAGTAAACCTAGATGACTTACTAACGTCTACTGCAGGTGGTGTTATCCGTGTTAAGAATCCTCAAGCAGTAAACCAGTTAACAGTAGCAAACACAGCCGGTCAATCATTCCCTATGATGGAATACTTGGATGGTGTACAGGCTAAACGCACCGGTGTTAGTGATCTACAGCAAGGTCTTGATGCTAACGTGCTACAAAACACTACAGCAACAGCCGTAGCAGCTATGATGCAACAGTCAGCAGGTAAGCTAGAGCTAATGGCTCGTATCTTTGCTGAAACAGGTGTTAAATCATTATTCCGTGGCATCTTGCACCTACTATGTAAATACCAAAACCAAGCCAAGACAATCCGTATGCGTGGCAAATGGGTATCTTATGACCCACGTGAATGGTCTAACCTATACGATGTATCAATCAACGTAGGCTTGGGCAACGGTAACCGCCAAGAACAGATTGCTATGTTGCAAATGATTATGGCTAAACAGGAAGAAATCATCGGCAAGTACGGTGCTAACAACCCATTGGTGACTGTAACGCAATACCGTAGTACTCTTGGTCGCATGATTGAGATGGCTGGCTTTAAAGACACAACTTCATTTATTAATGACATTACACCAGAGGTTGAGCAACAAATAATGCAACAAGCAAGCCAAGCACCGGCTGATCCAAACTCCGAGGCAGCGCAGTTATATGCAAGAGTAGAAGAACAGAAGGCTCAATTGTCTGCACAGACTGCCCAGGCTAAGTTACAACTAGACCGTGAGCAAATGCAAGTAGAGAATGCTCGTAAAGAACTAGAGTTCCAACAAAAGCAAATGCAACTTGAAGGCGAGTATCGTATCAAGGAAGCTGAATTGCAATTGAAACAGATGGAATTAGAAGTTAAGACACAGGCAACTGATGGCAAGCTACAGACAGAACAGCTTAACGCTATTATGTCAGCCATTACTAGCTTGAATAAAATGGTAAAAGATGGTATAAAGGCTGAACCACAAGATATGGTAGAAAATGACAATGAAGACACAATATATGGTGCATAAATGACCAAATCCGAGTGGGCGAACAATATGCTCCAAGACCAAAACTTCTTGGATGTGTTTAAAGAGATGGAAGATTTACAAATGCTACGGTGGGCTAATTCACCGCTTTACGATTACGATGAGCGACAAGATGCTTACACAAAGCTAACAGCCATCCGTGAAGTAATGGCACATATAGTTGGCATGGCAGATGATCGCAAGATTAATGCAAAACGCTGGAAGATTTTATAGTATCTATAAAACGTGGCTAGGCGCACTAGCATTTGGAGATTTAAATGACTACCGACACCAACCCTAACGGGAGTGACACACAGAGTACTGGCACTATCAATGAAGCACAAAACGCATTCTTAGGTTTAATGGATGCATCGGAAGCACCCGAAGAAGGGCAAGCAGAAGCACAACCAGAACAAGAGAATGAGCAGGTAGAAGCGCAGCAAGAAGAGCAAGGCGATGATGGCTCAGAGGAGTCTGTATCAGACCAAGACGAACAACGGTTTCAAGTTAAAGTCGGTGGCGAGGATAAAGAACTAACCTTAACTGAACTAAAGTCACTAGCCCAACAAGGTGCTGACTATACCAAAAAGACGCAACAAGTAGCAGAGCAACGCAAAGCAGTAGAGGCTGAACAACAAGCTATTGAAGAAGCCAAATATATGCGTGATGCTTATGCAGAACGGTTGCAAGCAATGGAGCAGTTACTGAATGCTCAACAACCAATAGAGGATTTAGAGTCTTTAAAAGAGTCCGACCCTATTGGTTACGCTGTACGAGTGGCAGAGATGTCGCAGAACAAAGAGAAGTTATACGCAATACAAGCTGAAAGACAACGCATTGCAGAGATGCAACAAGCCGAGCAACAGCAAGGAATGCAGCAATATCTATCTCAACAGGCTGCCGTATTGTCTGAAACACTACCGGAATACAGCGATCCAGTAAAAGGTGAGGCACTAAGATCAGATTTGCGTAAGTTTGCAAAGAACTTAGGATTCTCAGACCAAGAGCTATCAGCAGTAAGAGATGCTCGGCACGTTATGGCATTGTATAAAGCAATGCAGTACGACAAATTACAACAGTCTAAGCCTCAACTAAACAAGAGGGTTAGTGAACCGCCTAAGACTATTAAGTCTGGTAACAGTAATACATCTGTAAATACTGACCAAGCTAAAAAGACTATGGCTCAATTACAAAAATCAGGCAAGGTGCGTGACGCTGCATCTGTCTTTGAAAACTTTATTTAAGGAATTATCATGGCAACATATCAAACCTATACCAGCATTGGTCAACGTGAAGACTTATCCAATGTTATTTACAATATCTCACCTACAGATACACCATTTTTAACCAGCGCCGGTAAGACAGCCGCCACGGCGGTTTACCACGAATGGCAGACAGACAGCTTAGCTTCTGTTAACACTTCTAACGCTGTGGTTGAGGGTGCAACTGCATCTGATGCAACAATCTCTCCAACTACTCGTGTTGGTAACCGTACACAAATTTCACAAAAAACCATCAAAATTTCTGGTACTTTGGAAACTGTAAACAAAGCTGGTCGTAAATCAGAAAAAGCATACCAATTGGCTAAGGCTTCTTCAGAAATCAAACGTGACATGGAAGCTATCCTATTAAGCAACCAAGTTGCTTCTGCTGGTGACTCTTCTACTGCTCGTGTTTTGGGCGGCTTACAAACATGGTTGAACTCAAACTACTCTGGCGGTACTTCTGGTACTGCTGGTTCTTTAGGTACTACTGCTCGTGTAACTGGTACAGACCGTGCTTTCACCAGCACTATCTTAAACACAGTAATCCAATCTACTTACACTAACGGTGGTTCACCAACAATCTTGATGGTAACTCCTGCACAAAAAGTAGTTGCATCTACATTCGCTGGTATCGCTACTCGCTTTAAAGATGTACCTAGTAATGTACAAGCAGCCATCATCGGTGCCGCTGACGTGTATGTGAGTGACTTTGGGGTTTTGAGCATAATTCCTAACCGTTTTATTCCTAACGCAGACGGCGATGACGTAGCATTCTTATTAGACCCTGAAATGGCTGCTGTAGCTTACTTGCGCCCATTCCAAACTAATGAGCTTGCTAAAGATGGCGATTCTGATAAAACCCAGTTGCTAGTTGAGTACACATTAGAGGTAAAAAACCAAGCAGCACACGGTATTATCGCTGACTTAACCTAGTAGTTAGTTAGATATGTGGGGAGGGGAAACTCTCCCCCATTACGAGGTCTTATGAGTAATACAATATCCAACGGCATTACCAATACATCGTTTATTGATAACGGTGACCAATTAGTTATAGCTAAGAGCCAAGACATAACTGGCATCCTTGAGATGAACAAGCGTGAGTACGCTGCTCAAGACGAACGTAAGAACTGGAGCAATGATGCATTTGGCAACAAAATAGCATCAATACCGCTTACAGTTTTCTCCGAATTAGAAAAGCAAGGCATCACACGAGGCTTTGCAGTAATAGATAAGAAACGATTTAACGAATGGTTAAACAATCCCGACAATAGGGCATTTCGCACAAGGGCAGGGCGCATCTAATGGCATTGACAAACTACGCAGACTTACAGACTACGATTGCCAGTTACCTAGCACGTAGCGATTTAACGGCAATGATTCCTGACTTTATCAGGCTTGCTGAAACACGTTTACGTAGGGAGTTACGTATTCGCCAAATGTTAAAGGTAGTAACCACGACAGCAGTAGCAGGCGATTCTACAGTAGAGTTACCGTCAGATTTCTTGCAGATGCGTGACTTACACATATCAACAAACCCAGCAGCAACATTAGAGTATCAGTCACCTAGCGCACTATTCCGTAACGCTCGTACTACCGATACAGGTTTACCACATCAATACACCGTACTAGCTCAAGAGTTTCAACTAGCTCCAATACCGGACAGCAACTATACGCTAAGTATGTTGTACTACGCTGCGCCAGTATTTATGAGCAGCACAGTACCATCAAATGCGTTTATGGCTATCTGTCCAGACCTATTACTTTACGGTGCTTTGGGTGAGGCAGAACCTTATCTTATGAATGACTCACGTCTACAGACTTGGGCAACAATGTATGACCGAGGTTTAACTGCTTTAACCGTATCAGATGACCAAGGCGAATATGCTGGGTCACCTATTTCAATCTCAATAGCAACACGATAAAGGAAACATTATGTCAGAAATGTCCAATTACCTAGAAAATGCTCTAATCAA